TCTTTGATAAAAATAGGAAGTCCTGCTGCTGTAAAAGGTGCTGTAAAATTAGCGGTTCTTTCTTGAAGTCTAGTTCTGAGCGAGTCATCATCTTCTAAATCTAAACCTTCTGCCAAACCATCGTAAGAAACGAAGCAGCTATTATCAACATTTACAATCGGGCTGACTAGTGTAAATTCTGATCCGCTGACTGAATTGCCGTCAACCCCAAAATCATCCGCCAAAATGTCAATGTACGCAGTTGTGGCTGTAAAAAGAATTGTTCCTGTCGCGGGCGTAGCTGGTGAACCGGCGACGGTATAGGTAAAGGTTGTTGTGCTAGTGACGGTAATTGTTGCCGTAATGTTATAAGCTGCCTGACCAGCTCCAGAAATAGTAACAGAAATTCCAGTTGCTAAATTATGCGCACTTACTGTTGTCACGGTTGCAGTCGTTCCGCTTCGTGTGATTGAGGCAACGCTACTGGATGATGTGGAAATTGCAGTTGTTGTCAAAGTGGCATATTGCGTACCATCTGCTTTTTGCACTAAAGTCCCAAGAGGAATTGAAGTCCCAGCAGTTCCAGTAAAAACAACAAAGCCAGTCGCTTTGACAGAAGATTCTCTAGTGATCCCAAAGAAGGAAGCCCAAAGCTCCAGGTATTCATCCGTTGCAGTTTGCGGAAAAAGCTGCAGTAAAAGTTGTTTAATTAGGTCATTATTTTCATCAAAGCCAGCAGCCATCGCATTAACTAAACCCTTCATTCCGCTATTGCGAATATTCGGGTCGATATGTTTTGAGCTATCTAATTGGCCAGCATTGACAGCAAGAATCAACTCGTTTGAAAGTCTTGATTGTACTTCTGAAATAGTTGGAAATGTTATAGTCATTTTAAGTTGCCACGAATAAATTGTAGTAGGTACTGTTCTTCTGCAAGCTGTTAATCAGGCCAATGTCTAAGGTTATGCCAGTGCCGCTTTTAGTTGCGGCCACGTTAGCCTTAGAAATAATTTTGTCCTCTGTCATCCACTTCAAACCATCGGAAACTGCGCTTTCAAGCAATCTTAAATTGCTTTCAGTATTTCTTGATTGATTTGTGTAAAGCCAAAACAATGACCCTACTTCATAGCCTTCAACATCACTAAATTCATTTGTGAAATGCCCGCGACGCAAGAATGGGTCAGAGACTTGGGATTCGGAAGCTCTTTTTTCTGCAAATACAGAAAGATATAGCGCGGTATCTAGGCCGTTGGTAAGCTCAAAATCGCCGTTAGCAAAATCAATGTCCCAGTCGCCGTTCGAATCTTGCTTGAATTTTAAATCAATGGCCATAGTTTGAGAAAGTTAGGCGGAAAACCTATTTTTTCTTCGCTTTTTTACCAACCCGAAAATCAAGATTTTATGATACTCAAAGGATTCATCACCGAAATGAAAGAAGGCGGCAAGAGAGCGAAGGTTCAAACTTTTGAGAATGAAATAATTGATGATGTTTTAATGCTTTACGGATACGGCGAGGCAAGCAATATTCAGCCCGACACAACTAGCTTGGTTTTGTTGCTTTGCCCGCTTGGAAGTAAGACTAATGTTTTTGGCGTTCCTTACAATGTAACTTTGCAACCTACACTTGCAGCTAGCGAGAAAGCCGTTGGCAATTTTAAGACAGGCAACAAAATCACATTTAAAGCAAACGGCGATGTTGAAATTACTTCTGCTTTATCTTCATTTTCGGGCATTGTCGATGTAGCAGGAGTTTACAAAGTTGATGGCGTGCAAGTTGTCGGTAATCAAGGTGCTGCCGTTACTGCACCGACTGGTGGTACAACTATTGATGCTGAAGCTAGAGTTGCAATTAATGCAATTATCGCAAGAATAGCCGCACACGGTTTGATTGCCTAAGCACTTCTGATTAAATTCTTTGCAAAACTTCCGCCATCAGCAATTGGCGCACCTTCTACTGTGAAAGCCCCTCTTTCAACAATTGAAAGCTCTGTAAAAGTACCTTGCAAACTTTTGCTGTAAGAAACGCCCTGGATTAAAAATTGGCCATTAACTTGGCAACGGTCATCAGTAAGTTGAACGAGGGTGTTTGGAGTCCATAAAGCACCTTGATTTCTTTGTGTGTAAAACCCTTGGACTTTGCAATTGTATCTTGAGCCTTTTGCTTTGCGGACGTTAACGCTCCATTTCGCAAGGTTGTTTAAAGAGAGGGCTTTTGTTGCTGTTGACATTGTTACGCGCTTTCTTCGAGTGTCTCTAATTACTGAATCAATTGCGATTGCGCTTTGATTTACTGAGGAAGCCGTATAGTCATCATTACTAGATTGAGAATAGACTTCGATGTAGCGAAATCGTTCGCTAGTGTTAACGCTGATATTCGCAGAAAGAATGTTGTTGTTGTATCCTTTTATCTCACTAATTAAAGCTCCAATTGCAAGGTCAGCACCTTCTCTGGTAATTACTAAATCGCCGTCCTCGTTTGTGATTAAAAGCACTTGCAGTTTTTTGGCGTATCTGTCCAGGAAAGTAGCAATTGAGTCTCCCTTTTCTGTTTTTATTATTTCGTTGGCTTCTAAATTTGAAAGGTCTGCAACGTCGTTAATCACTGAAATTGAAGTGTGGCCGTTATCTTTCAGAACCATTTCAATTAGTTTAACAAAGCCGCGTTGGCTGTAAGATTTTTGAATGATTGAGCTGTCGATCAAGTCTCCTGTTTTGTCTCGGCCAGCTATTGAGATTGAGTGGCTGTCTGCTGAATAGGCGATGCTTAAATCTTCAATAAATCCACTAATTAGCAAAGTGTCATCAATGTAAATTTTTACTTCATCTTGAATTTTTAGATCGTTTTGAAGAGTTCCAAGATTTCCAGTTAAAAATGCAATTCCGCTTTCAGTAGCTGAGGTAAACCCATCTTTGACGGTAGTTGAAAAAGTAAACTGACCCGCAAGATTTTCGATTGATTTAACAACATTTACGTCGGTGAATCCTTGATAACGTAAGCCATTAACTTCAAGATAAAAATCAGACATTTGTAAGAATCTTTATTGTGCCAGAAATGCGACTGGTATCTTGAAAATTATTTAGAGATCTGATCGTTTCTTTTAGGTCTAAAGATCCATACAAAGAATAGACTAGAGTGTTTAAAGATGTTGGGTTGATTACTTCGTAAGTCGCAACATTTGGTAGGCTAATCGCTAAATTTGCAAATAAATCCGAGGCCTGAATTCTCATTTGGATTAGAGATTTATAAATGTCTCGGTCTAGCGTTGTTGGAAGCAGCGCAAAACCTTCTTCTAAAGTAGAAGAAACCGCGTTTAAATCATCAAGAGTGGCATAATTTATATTTCCTGCCGCATTGTAAGCCAAAGCAAGTGCGGCCGCATTTACAAAATTATTGACCTGATCTTGGTTGGCTTTAATATCCTTCTGGAGCTGAGAGTTGCCGCTTGATTGACGGTCGCTTGAGTCTGATCCAAATAAATTTTTTACTACGTCAAAGACGGCCTGAGAAGAATTGTAAGCAACGGAAAGATTATCGAAAGCTGTACTAATTTTGCCAGCCAGAATCGAAGGACTTTGAACGAGTGAATTTGTTGAAGCGATTATTTGATTGATCGAAGTTGTAAAATCGCTAAAGGTATCCGCAGAACCTTGGACTAATTTAGAAACTCTATTTATTTCGTTGGCCGCGTTCTTTACTGTTTTTACAGCAGAATCAAACTTTGCTTTGGCTTTTGTGACTGATTTCCAGCCGTTATCAAAAGCAGTTTCAAGATCTCCAAGAATGCCGCTTTTTAAAGTGGCAAGAAAGCCTTTGTTGCCTTTAAGAAGAGACGGGACAATATTTAGAGAAGCGACTTCAAAGCTGATTGTAAACTTTGTAATTCCTAATTCTTTGACATTGTCAGAAAAATTGTATCCAATACAAACAACGCTTTGAGTGCCTAGTGTTGGGTGAATTAAAGTTCCAACGCCAGAAGAGTCTAAGACTTGAATCAAGGCATCTCGATCACTAAAAGAAACATTGTCATCAGTCCAAGCAGTTATCGAAAACTTCTTTTCTGTTCCGCCTAAATCTTCAACGTAACGCTCAGTCCTTCCAGGATATTCGTGAGAAACTGTTTTCCTGCCGCCGTCGGTTGAGCTTTCTTGATAAGCAAATTCAACATCTTTAAAGGATGCGGTTGGAAGTCGGGCTATGTTAAAAATTGTCATTAATAAGCCCCCGCGTAAACAGAATTAACGCCGACGTTCATAAAGTTTTTAGGTGCTGGTGTAAAATTACTATTTGAGCCTTTTGGTAAGCCTCTAAGATTTATGTCTAACTGTCCGCCAGCCGCAAATGATTGCTGAGGCGTGTTGATTGGTGCTGCTTGATTGATTGGTGAATTAGGTGCTACTGAATTGGCTAGAGAATCTAATCCGACAAAAGAAAGGA